AGAAAACTAAGGTTTTTCCTTGGAATGTAACCATTCTTAGTCCTTCAGAAACTAAGCCAAGTGTGATGGAGGAACAAAAGTTTGTTATTAAGTTTAAAAGACTAGGCAGGAAAGAACTTACGGCTTTTGATTCATTACCAGAAGATGAAGCTTTAGAAACAATTGTTAAAGGATGGGAAGGCTTTACCGAAGAAGATGGTACTGAAATTCCATTTAGTAAAAAAACCTTGCTTGAGTTAGCAGATGATCTTGATTTTGTTACTGGTGTAATAGCAGCTTATAAAGAGTTCTATCAAGGAGCAGAAGTAAAAAACTAGAAGGTGCTGCCGCTCATTGGGCTGGCGGTGGCAAAGAAGTAGTTGATACATCTGCTGATATGTTAAGGAAATTAGGTGTAGAAGAATCAAAGTTGCCTAAGAAAATAGAATATAATAATGATTATGAAGTATGGGATAGTAATTGGGATATTGTGGAAATGTTTCTTAGAATGAGTACACAATGGTCTACTTCCTTTGGAGGTTATGTAGGATTGAAATATGAGGTATTATTATTACAAGGAGGACTCTTTGATCTTTATCAAGTTAAGGATAGAGAAAAAATGTTAGAAGGATTAAGAATCATGGAATTTACTGCTTTAAAAGAATTAAATAAAGAGGTTAAGAAATAATGGCGCAAAAAATAGATAAGATTTTATTGCAACTTGAGATGAAGGGGTTTCCCCTCGTTAAAGGTTTTGCAAAAGATATACAGAGCTTAGGTCAGAGTTTAAGTTTAAGTAGACCAGATATTGCTAATTTTGCAAAAGAATTAAATAATTTTGAAAATCAATTAGGAAAAGTAGGAGAGTTTAAAACTCAAAAACAATTTAATACTCAAATAAGCCTTTTAAAAAAATTACAGAACAATGTTGCAAAGGGTAGTGCTGCATATAACGAATTAGGACTAGCGATAAGAAATGTAGCGTCTGAGATGAGTAACCCTAAATTGGGTCGCGTTGGAACTGCTGCATTAAAAGAATATCAACGAAGAGGAAACTTAGGTCGCAATGAAGCTTTAGAACGAGGAACTGGTAGCTTTAAAGGTTTTTCTCAACGTGCAACTGAGATTACTACTAGAGCAAACTTAGCTGCAAGTGGTCGTGCGTTTTTAGCAAGTGCTGACGCACAATTAAGACCTATAAGTGGTTTAGCTGAACAGATTCAGCAGATAGGTCTAGCAAAAGTAGATGCACAGTTCCAAAGACTTGGTCAATCTGTTTCAAAGGTAAGAAGAGATATATTAGCTGCTGCTAAAGCTGGTGGTAATAATGTTAATGCATTAAATGCACAAAGAGCAGCTTTAGAAACTCTTAGAAATGGAGTAGAACTTGGCAGTCAGAAATTCAAACAACTCACCAGAGACATACAAGGAGTGGAAAGACGATTAAATTCGTTAACTAAGTTTAGTGGTAAGAGTCTTTTAGGTGCTGGTCAAGGGTTATTAGGTGCAACTTTTGTTGGTGGTGGGTCAGGATTGGTTGGTGGTTTAGCTGGCATGGGAGTAGAAGCTTTAAGACCAGGTGGTAATTTACAGCAAGGTGCTATAACAGGAGGCTTGATTGGAAGTCAGTTAATACAGCCTTTGGCTGGAGCTATTAGTGAGTCTGCTCAATATACGGCTTCTCTAGATAAAGCAAAGATAGCACTAAGAGGACTTATAGGAAATGAAGTAGATTTTCAAATAGCGTTAGATGCTGCAAATACAGCTACTGAGGAATTTAACGTACCTCAAGAAGTAGCTATAAAGGGTATGCAAAGATTAAGTGCTGCGGTTATAGGTGCTGGAGGTAATGTAAATAACGCAAAAGAAGCGTTTTTGAATACTATTGCAGCTATTAAAGCTACAGGTGGAACAGCGGATGATGTTAAGTCTGCGATAACAGCGATGGTTCAAATATTTTCAAAGGGACGTGTGTCCGCAGAAGAGCTTTCGGGTCAGTTGGGCGAAAGATTCCCAGCAGCCGTAACGCAGTTTGCAAAAGCTAATAACATGAATACGGAGACATTACAAGCAAGTCTTAAAGCTGGTACTGTTGGCTTAGATATGCTTTCTAAATTTGTTGCATTTTTAGGTGTTGAGTATGTTGATCTTGCAAAAGCAATATCTGATTCACCTGCCGAAGCTGGAGCTAGGTTAGTAATCGCAACTAATAAGATGAGATTAGCTGTTGGTGAAAACTTTAAAGGTCTTGGTGCAGATATTCAAACTATACAAGCTCAATTAATAACTGAATTAGCCCCAACTATAGGAGAACTTGCGAAAATAGCTGTACGTGGATTTAAGATTCTCTCTGAAACACTGAAATTTGTTGTTAATAATTTTGATGCATTATCTCCAGTAATTGCAGGTTCTACTGTTGCACTTGTTGGATTTAATATTCAAGCACAAATAGCAAATAGAACAGGTATAGTCTTAATGGCTAGAAATGCTTTAGCAGGCATGATAAAACTGACTAGGGCGATAAAGGCTGCAACAATTTCTCAGACAGCTTTTAATACTACTGTTGATAAAAATAAGTATGTTATAGCTGCTGCTGCAATTGCTACAATAGCAACTGCTTTATTTAATGTGAAAAGGGCTGCTGATTCTTTAAATGATGATGAGATATTTGTAGGTTTTGAATCATTAAATCTTGAACAAACAAAAGCTGCTTTAAAAGATGTTAAAGAACAAATAAAAAGAAATCAAGAAATCCTAAAAAACCCAACAGGCATTCCCGAAATCGGCTTATCAGCAGAAGCACAAGTAAAAACGGCATCAGGAATGTTAAAAAAATTGACTAATGAATTAATAGCTTTACAAACAAGGATTTTTGAAATAACAGGAGAACATGAAGGCAAGGCAAAGTTTGCCCCTGCGGTGGGTGCTAACACCAAAACACAAGAGTTATTAAATTTAGAAACTGGTTTAATTAAAGCAATGAAAGATAAAAATAAAGAATTACAGTTAGAGACAAAATTAAAAATAGAGTTAGAAAAATTAGATATGAAATTTGATAAGAAAATGAAACAGACTGGTGAGAAGAATGAAGATGGGACTAACAAATTAGCATTAAGTAAAGAGGATGCACAAGATAAAGCAAATCAAACAAATCAATTAAATCTCAAATATGAAAGTGATTTATTTGAGTTAAAAATGAAACAAAAAACAGTTAATCAGTCAATTTTGCATGAACTTGGGCTTATAACAGATAAGAAAAAAGAAGAGATAGACCTTCAGTTAAGAGCAGCAGAGATAGCAAAATTTCATAAAGATATTTTGAAAAAAAATAATTTAGTAACAGAAGAGGGGAATGTCAAGATGAAAGAGTTAATCGAGTTGCTTAAGCAAGCTAAAATTGATGCTACTAAATTTGGAGAAGCTGGAGTTCTTGATAGCTTTAAGGAAGAATTAGAAAATGTTGGTACAGCTATGGAAAATATAGTTGTCAATGGATTTACAAAGATGGAAGATGCTTTGACCAATTTTGTTATGACAGGAAAATTAAATTTCCGTAATTTAGCAAATTCTATAATTTCTGATTTAACAAGAATGTATGTCAGAGCAGCAATTACCAAGCCTTTATTTGATTTTTTATTCCCAAGTTTCGCTAGTGGTGGAGTTATTGGAAATGATGTTCAAGGATTTGGGGGTCAGCAAGTTATGAAAGCAGCTAAAGGACAAGTAATGGCTCAGAATAAAATCGTACCTTATGCCTATGGAGGAACAGTAGTCCGAAAACCAACATTATTTCCTATGGCGGACGGAATGGGCTTAATGGGCGAGGCGGGCGCAGAAGCAATTATGCCGTTGCGAAGGAATAAGCAAGGTAAGTTAGGTGTTGAAGCAAGTGGTGCTACAAGTAATAATGTTGTTAATGTTTCTGTAGATGCAAGTGGTTCTTCTGCTCAAGGTAATAATATGAAAGCAAATCAACTTGGTAAATTAATTGGTTCTGCTATACAAGCAGAGTTAGTTAAACAAAAAAGACCAGGAGGTATTCTTTACGAATAATGGCTACTTTTGATAACACAACTGTTGGTTCTGATGTTGCACCAAGTTATTCTCCTTCTATAAAATATGAAAATGACATTATAGAAGTTTCACTGGGGGATGGATATAAACAGCGACTTCGCAAAGGATTAAATAGTACGAGAAGAACAATTAATCTTGAATTTAATAATAGAGATAAAACTACAACTGATAATATCCTTGCTTTTTTAGAAGACCCAACAAAAGGTGATGGAGGTGCAAAAGCATTTACTTATAATCCTCCTTATGGAACGAGTGGGAAATTTACTTGTCAAAATCCATTAGTAGAATTAGCTTCTGCAAATTTATATAATATTTCATTAGTTTTTAAAGAAGTATTTGAAGTATGACTATACCTATTGAAGAATTACAGCAGAATAACCCTTCAGCTATTATTGAATTATTCGAGCTTGAATTAGTAGAGGGCTTACATTATCAAACAGGTAACCCTAACAATATTATTACTACTTATAGATGGCATTCTGGTGTTACAGAAGATTCAACAGGACAACTGTCTTTTGGAGGACAAATTTATTCGGCTATGCCAATAGAAGCTGAAGGTTTCGATTATAAAGGGACTAGCAAAGGTTCTAGTACACCAAGACCAACTTTAAGGATAAGTAATTTATTATCTACTGTTTCAACTATTCTTGCAGAAGTAAATGGTATTACTCCATATAATGATTTGATAGGAGCAAAAGTAACAAGAAAAACAACTTTTGCAAAATTTATATCTGCTACAAATACAGGCGGTCAAACTATAACTTATGTCGTTACTGTCCAAAATGTAGGGGGAGCAAATTATTTTTATTTAAATGGTGTTTATAAACCTACTTTAAGTTTAGTTGAAGGTAATATATATAGATTTGTACAATCAGATTCTACGAATACAGGACACCCTTTAATTTTAAAAACTAGCACTGGCTCTACAATTATTAATAATGTTGATGGTAGTTTATTAGCTACTGGCACAGCAGGGAATGACAGAATAGTAAATTATCAGGCAAGCACAAGTGGAAGCTATAACGCTGCAAGATATTTATGCTCAGTTCATGGTAATACTATGGGTAACACAATCAGTATATCTTCAGCACCTAGCAATCCACATGAAGACGCAAATATGAGATTTCAAGATCAAATTTATAAAATAGATAGAAAGGCAAATGAAAATAAATCTATGGTTGAATTTGAATTAGCTGCAAATATAGATTTTCCAAATTTACAAATTCCTTTTAGACAAGCTTTGCCTAGAGAGTTTCCAGGTATAGGATCTTTTCATGCTTGATTGGCAATTAAAAGCAAAGGAACATGCTAAAACTTGTATGCCAGAAGAAGCATGTGGCTTGGTTTATATATATAAAGGTAAAACTAAATATAAACCATGTAAAAATATATCAATTTCTCCAAAACAAACTTTTATTATTAATCCAAAAGAATATGCAAACATAGAAGACAAAGCAACAATAATAGCTGTTTTTCATTCTCATCCTTTTGAGCAACCATATCCATCTGCGGCTGATAAAACTATTTGCGAGAAATTTAAAATTCCTTGGTATATATATTCTGTTTTTTTGAATAAATGGTATGATTTTAAACCATCAGGTTATAAAGCACCTTTAGTTGGAAGAGAATATACTTTTGGTGTTCATGATTGTTGGAGTTTAATTAGAGATTATTTTGAAACAATAAATATAAACTTAAGAGATTGGGATCGGCCTATTAATCCTCAAGATTTTACAGATAATCCATATTTTGAAAATTGTTTTGAAAAGACAGGTTTTAGAGAGTTAAAACCAGAAGAAAACTTGCAAGTAAATGACTGCTTACTTTTTTCTTTAAATAGTACAGGTTTAAATCATATAGGTGTACTATTACAAAATCAAATGATTTTACATCATATTGAAGGTAGACTAAGTTCAAGAGATTTTTATGGAGAATGGCTTATGAAATGTACAGGTAAGAGGATTAGATA